AAACAACGAATATGCCGAAACTGAGTTACAGAGTTGAAGTGGATGTCACCCTCGACATCCCTGCCGAGCACGCCTCCAAGATCACCAAGGAGGACGTGTATGAGATGGCCGCAAGCGTGCTGGGCCACAACCACGCCGGGAAGGGAATCCAAGTGATTGTCGATGGCGTGGCGCAGTGGTCCGACATGCACCCCGACCGCTACGAGAAGTCCGACCCGATCTTCGCTGACGCCTTTGTGGGCGGCTGGATGGACGATGGGGAAATCGAAATCGAAGAGGATGGCTTCGACAATCTCGACAAGGAGCTTGGCAATGAGTGACACCCAAGACTGCCCACACTGCGGAGCCTACGCCACCCGATGCGAAAAAGACCGTTTCGGGGTGGCTGTGTGCGGCGTGACAGACAAGCCGCTCAAGCGGTGCGATCAGTGCGACCGCCCTCTGTTGACCGACCTTGAGGAAACCCGTTGCGTTCTCTGCACGGAGTCCGAGGCGAACACCACCGATGAGTCACCCCGTAGGGGTTGACTTCATTAAACTGTTAGCGGTAAATCTTTGACAATCGCAGAAATGCGATGGAAGACGCCAGCGACCAGCAGAAACTATCTGCCGCAGTTAACACCCTGTCAAAGATCGACGCGACTCTTGCGAAACTGTATGAGAAGACCGCGCAAACAACTTCTTTTGGAGATCAGTCCCGAACGCTTGCCAGTATTGAAGAGCTTGAAAAGAGCCGGGATAAATACAAGCTTGAGATTGCCCAACTGAAAGCGGCGGTTTACGGCAAGCGGCGCACGCTCAAAATGCAATTTCGCAAACTATGAAATTCTTTGGTCGAAAAAAAGAGCAGAAAGCAGCGCAAAGAAGCTTTAAATCAGCCAATTTGAGCAGGTTGACGCTCGACTGGGTAACTGCCTCGTTGTCTCAGGATGGGGAACTGAAGGGCAAGCTTCCCATCTTGCGCGACCGATCCCGAGACCTTGAGCGGAATAACGAATGGGTAAAGGGATTCTTGCGGTCCCTTGAAAATAATGTCCTTGGGGAAAAGGGGGTTTCGCTTCAAGTCAGGTCGCAAGAACCTAACGGAAAGCTTGATGAGGTAGCAAATTCCAAGATCGAAAGAGCATGGAAACAATGGGGCAAAACCGGACGATGCGAAGTGACCGGGAGGCTTTCTTTCTCGGATGTTCAACGGCTCATCTTGCGTTGTATCGCAAGGGATGGCGAGGTCATTGTCAGGATGATCCGTAGCGCATCCGGTCTACAACTTCAAATCCTTGAAGCTGATTTGCTGGATGACACATACCACGCAAGAACCGCCGAGGGGAACGAGATCCGCTTTGGGATTGAGTATGATTCTTTTCGTCGTCCCATTGCTTACCATCTTTTGGGCAATCACCCTGGGGACTCACAATTCAACGCCGATTTTAAGAGTCGAGTCAGGGTTCCTGCCGACGAGGTCTTGCACCCGTTCCGCATTGAGCGACCAGAACAAAGTCGGGGGATCCCTTGGCTTGTTTCGTCCATGTCCCGGCTCAAGATGCTTGATGGATATGCCGAGGCCGAGCTTGTCGCCGCAAGGACCGGGGCGGCAAAGATGGGATTCTTTACCAAACAAACACCCGAGGGATGGACGGGTGAGATCGATGATGACGGCAATCTTCCGGTCGACGCATCACCTGGGACCATCGAGGAACTTCCTGCCGGGGTTGACTTCAAATCATGGGACTCCAACCATCCGAACTCAGGCTATGGTGATTTCGTAAAGTCTTGTCTTCGGGGTGTTGCGACCAGCTTGGGAATTTCATACAATTCTCTCTCTAACGATTTGGAAGGAGTAAATTATTCCAGCATTCGCGCTGGTCTTATCGAGGAAAGGGAGGTCTGGAAGGCAATCCAGCGTTTCATGATCGACCACGTTCTCGAGCCTATTTTTGAGGCATGGCTTGAGATAGAATTGCTTTCCGGTCGACTTGGATTGCCATACGATAAGTATTGGAAATTCAACGCTCCCGATTTTCGAGGTCGTCGCTGGTCATGGGTGGACCCCAAGAAAGATATGGAAGCCGCAATTCTTGGAATCCAGCACCGTATCACACCGCTCAGGGATGTTATTGCCGACAATGGAGGGGACATTTACGAGGTCTTACAGAAAGCCAAAGACGACGAGGAACTTGCCGCAAGCATGGGACTGAAGCTCATGCCGGAAACCACTCCGCAGCAGAGTGAAATTGACATCCCCGAGGGGGATGATGACGACTCGTAAAGAAGTCCCAAAAGGTTTCGTTTTTCACCGATCAATTGAGATTGGGAATCGTGCTATTGATGAAGATAAGCGCACGGTTGAAATCGCATTCTCCAGCGAGGCCGAAGTTGATCGTTGGTATGGCACCGAGGTCTTAGCGCACGGACCCGAGAACGTCCGACTTAGTCGTATCAATAACGGTGGTGCCTTTTTGATGGAACACGACCGCAACGACCAAATAGGAGTCGTTGAAAGGGCATGGATCGACGACGATAAAAAAGGGCGGGCAATTGTTAAGTTTTCAAAGTCGCAACGCGCGAATGAGATTTTCGAGGACGTGAAAGATGGCATCCGGCGATTGGTTTCTGTTGGGTATCTGATTCACGGGGAGGAGACCAGGAAGCTTGAAGGTGGTCGGGAGGCCGTCAGAGCTGTTGACTGGGAACCTTACGAACTGAGCCTCGTCAGCATCCCTGCCGACGATTCCGTTGGAGTCGGACGGGCGATGAAAAACAATAAAACGGAAGAAAACCCAAATAAGAATATCATGTCTGATACCATCACCGATCAGGCCGCAAAGGCCACCAAAGCTCCCGAACAGACCCGTTCCGTGGAAGTTATCAATGAGCGTCCCTCCGTGGATCTCAAGCAGGAGCGCGATAACGCTATCAAAAGCGAGCGCGCACGAATTGATTCTATCAATGGAATTGCTGAGGCCGCGAAGACTCGGGGACTTGTCCTTGATGCCAACAAAGCAATCCGTGACGGCCTTTCCGCTCAGGACTTCCAAAATGATGCTTTTCAGCGACTCACCGAGAAGCACACCGACTACACTCCGGCCGGCAATTTGAGCCGGGGTGAGCAGCGTGATCTCGGCAAGTTTGATCTTGGCAAAGCTCTCCGTGCTAGCCTTACCGGCAAGCAGCTTGATGGCATCGAGCGCGAACTCATCCAAGAAGGCGAGCGCGAGGCCGAGCGTTCTGGAATCGGCGTTTCCCGTGGTGTGACCCTTCCGGGTTTCTACGTCAAGCGCGACATGACCGCAACCGGGGGAACCGGAGGCGACCAGGGCGGAATGACAATCGCGACCAATAAGGCTGGTCTTCTTGATGACTTCTTCAATGCCTCAATCATGCGTCAGCTTGGTGCCACCGTCCTTACCGGACTTGTCGGTAACATCGACGTGCCGCGCCTCATCGCCGGGACTGCGTCCGGTCACGAGGCCGAGAATGGAGCCGCCGACGAGGTCAGCCCGACGACCGCACAGCTTACGATGGCACCGCGCCGTCTCCCGGCCTTCATCGATCTTTCAGATCAGTTGCTTTTGCAATCTTCGTCCGCCATTGAGTCGATGATTCGTGGAAGCCTTACCGCTCAGATGTTGGCAACTCAGGAGGCCGCATTCTTCCACGGTGCAGGAAGTGGATCCAATCAGCCCGCAGGCATTGCCGGAACCTCCGGCATCGGTAGCGTGGTCGGTGGAACCAATGGAGCCGCACCGGATTATGCCGACATCATCTCTCTTGAGGAGAAGGTTGATGCTCAAAACGCAATCATGGGATCTCTCGCTTACGTTTCCAACGGTCAAATCCGCGCGAAACTCAAGCAGACTCCCAAGCAGTCCAGTGGTGTTGAAGGAAACTTCATCATCAATGACAGTTCTCCGAACGTCATCAACGGTTACCGCGCCGAATTCACCAACGCAGTCAGTCGGACCCTTACCAAGGGAACTTCTAGCGGGGTGTGTTCTGCTATCTTCTTCGGAAACTTTGCTGACTACGTGATCGGCT